ACCAACGAGGGATTTACGTTGGTAGAAGGTTTGGTGTGGGGGTTTATGTTGGTGGGCTGTGGTCTTACGTGAAGGAGCTGAGTGCACTGAGCTCGTAGTCGAGACCGAGAACGACCGAGACGAAGTCTGAAGCTGTCGTGGCTCCAGTGCCGACCTCTGCCCGGCTGAAGTCGAACAAGTCGGCTTGCTGGGAGCCGGTGAGGCGGTATCGTTTCAGGAAGTTGTAAGTAGTGATTGTGATAGGTGGAGAGTCTGTCATGTCCGCCTTGTACTCCATTTCCTTCCGAATCAGCTGGGCGCTGCGTTCAGAAGTGACGTCACCCGCTGCTAGGCGCATGTTGGTCAAAAATGGGGTGGTGAGGTTAGGATACATGCCGTGTAGGACAGAGAATTGGAACTGCCTTGCGCGTTCCTCAATTGTCTGAGTCTTGCGCCCGGGTAGATCACCTTTGCAGGTTCCACTCGAGCGTAATAAGACACCAAGGTTCAAGACAGGCTGGTACACGTCTGCGATGTCGAGGGCGGGAGAGCACTTGAGGAATTGAACATCCTCCATTTGTTTGCATCTCTTCGCCTCCTCGAGACCGGTTACGATATATCCAGCTGCCTCGATATGCCTGGTGAATACAGGACAAAGATCCCCTTTGGCCACGTCGTTTGCCTCGATCTCTGCTAGTGCTGCAACTATGCACCGACAGATTGTGATGTTGGCGAGGTTGTTGACGACGGTGGTGCCGGTCCATCCGGAAAACAACCGCAGGCTGTCGAATTTGAGGGTAACCGACTGGTGAGGGTCGGAAACAGAGACGATCTTGACGGGAGTGCCGCATTGGTCAATTAACCTTTGCATGCAGTCCTTCATCGGTTCGGGCGTCATTGCCAGTAGTGCCTCGAAGATACCTGGTCCGTGCGACGCATCGCACTTACTGATATCAACGTTGTACCGAAGAATCTCCCCTTTGTACCGGAAGGAGAGACAAGAGTCGTCGGAGAAATAACAAAAATAGAATTTTCCTGCTGGCGTGTGCAGGTGGTCAAATGCGTGCTTGAGAGACGTATAGGTGGGCTTGGCGATGAATTCACATCGACCACCACCGAACAACAGGGGTTCTGCTGCCATTGCCTTCTTAATGTAATCAAACACGATGAAACCCTGGAGGCTTGCTGGGCATCCAAGGTCACCGATCATTCGCATGACTTTTCCAAATTTTGCTATCTCGTCCTTTTTAAGTTTGTACATAGTCTTGCGTAACCACAAGATGTCGTACCTTTCCCCGGATTCACAGAGCTCGAGCCACGATTGAATTCGTAGCGCGAGTTTATCGTGCGGATCGTCATGATGTTCTAGAGCTTCATCATCCATCTGGGTGTATTTGTTTGTATAAAATGCTATCTGTTGTGCGTAATGTGTGTAAAATGATAGGTCGCTAAAGTACTGATTTTGGTTGAACTTGAGTCGCTGGTCGTATGAATCCGGATTAGGGCCCTCTTTGAATGGTTTCCTTACGGCCACCATTCGTCGAAAGCCAGAATACAGATTCTGATTGCAGTTAGCTAGGACCAACCCGTTGTGGGCACAACACGGTCCAAAGAGAGAACGGTATGACCCGTCTGTCTCCCTCACTCTTTTCTCCACTGGGAAGTCTGGTAGTCCATTGGTCATGAACTCTTCCCCATGCAGCACCTTGGCGGATTTGTTATATACATATATGTCACTCTCGGGAGGGTAACATACTACTGGGAGAACCTTGATAATCTGGCGTTTTATTTCCATCGTCTCAAGAGCGTGGCGCTCTCCTTCGATTACTTGCGTACGCCCGTTAGCCGAAAAACCGAAGACGCTGGTCCGGAGGCTTTGGATGTTTTTAACATGAGGTGATTTGTCATTTGTTGTTGTGCATAATATGAGATTGTATTGTAGAAGGCGACCGGGTCGGCCAGCCAGACATTTCTGTCCGGATGGCGGCCCACGGCTGCGATTGTGGCCTGGATAAGGGAGTCAACAAACTCCCCGTTACCATCGATCACCATTCTTTGGCACAGTCGACGATCCTGGAAAAGGACCGCGTAGAGAGCAGTAAAAACTTTGGCATGTACCTTCCTGCCAAAGTGCTCGAGTAGTGGTGTGGCACGCCCGTGTCTAGTCCCGGTCTTGAAACCGCGACCATGACTCCACCACTTGAAGCGGGTCTTAGTCGTTGCTGACGACGTTATCCGCTCAAGAGTTTCATCCCGGATGAACTCAGGTGTTGCTGCCAACTGTTGGCCATCGTGTTTAGATGGAAAGTTGGTTGCAAAGAATTGATCTCTGCTCAACCCTGGTATCCTCCAGACGTTGCGTGCGATTGCGTCGTAGAGACGCTGCCACCAATATTCTGCAGTGATATTTGGGCCCCCGTTCACATACAACCACACAAGTTGCTGCTCATCCACCAGCTCGGGTGGAATGGGGTTAAAATTGTCGTCGCTACAATACCCTTTGTTTTTGGGCTTGACGACTAATGCACTGGCTCTGGTCGTTGTTCCGAGCTTGGAGTTGACGCGGGTGTTGGCATCAGGAGGTACGAGATTGCTCTCGTTAAGTTTTTTCTCCCCTTCTGCCTTGCCCTTGTCCCCTTCATCGCTCGGTGACCTACCTGGTCCTATTGGTGAGGACTGGTACTTCCGTTCAGCTGTAGGCGCTGACGGGACGGTTTTGACGCCTTTTGACTTTGGCGTCTCAATCTCCTTGACTTTGCCCTCCGCAGGGACGGGTTCAAGTAACCCATGCTCTCCAACCGCCCAGCCATCACAAGCGATCCGTATCATTGGCTCACTGGCTGGCTGGTCGACGAGAGTCACATTCTCTTCTTCGAGGTGTTCCTTCATCACCTGTTTAGCACCCACTCCTCCCTTACACTTTTTCTCGTGGCAGAAGTGACCGTGTTCGAGTTCTGGGCACATCGCTGCACTCCCAGAACATGGTTTCCACACGGGTTTGTCGTTTGGTGGCACTCGTGGTGCGCCGCCTTGGCTGGCTGTTTCTGCCATCCGTCGGCGCGCCCCACTAAGCCCCTTGTGGCAGTGCGAGGGCCTGTCACAGTTCAGGCCCCGTCCACACTCCCTCGCGCTCTTCCCCCCCGGGGGGTCACGCATGTGCGCTCTATGGTCCTCTCTTTTCAGAGTTGGTTTTCTACCCCCACTAGGGGAGGGCAGTGGTCTACCACTGGATCTAGGTGGAATTACCGTTGCTTTGTGCAAGCGTTCTTTGCCGGTCCGTTCTTCACAGGGTGGCGCAGATCTAAGTTGAATTTGATTCGAAACTTGCATCTTTGAATACGTTTGAAGGTATCGTGTAGTTAACGTCAAACGGACGTAGCAGTTAATCGTACTAAGGTGAGTGTTTAGCGTCAGTAGACGGAGCAGTTTAACGTCATGCTCAGGACCACACCCCCTAATCCCATAAATGGGCTACTTCAGGGCTACGCTAGGCGGCTTCTCCACCAAAAAGATGGGTAGCGGACCGGGTAAACTTTCGTGAACACCAACTAATTTTGTTCTTTGCCTGACTAGGTCTTCACCCTTTACACTTCTTCGAAGTGTTCTTCGTCCAAGGGGTAGACGATTTTGCCGGTGGATGTTTTCTTGAGCACGTCGTGTATGTCGTGCGCATGTTCGTCCGGGGTCTCTTGGCGCTTCACCATCTCGTAGTGTAACGCCTTGCAAATACCCCGCGCTTGTAAGGCGTCTGGAGTTCGTAGGAGGCTGGCAAGTCTCTCCAACTCTGTTTCGACCACAATCATGTCGAGGGGGGATCCTGGTCCAGAGAAGGTGGACAGGAGGTTGTGTCGTTGTAGGATTGTGTAGTATTTTGTGTAGTGCTCATTCATGTACCACAGTTGGGATGTGGGATCCCGGGGTCGTGGTTGCATTAGGCATATTTCGTAAGTTAGCCACAACTGGCCCGCCTGAAAGGCCAGTGAGTTTTGGGCTCCTTCTGTGTGAATTAGTAGGTTGGCAGCGAAATAATTCTGGAATGAGTAGTTCGACCCGACCACTGATTCGTCTGTGAGGACAAACCGAACGGCCTGGTTTTGCATTTCGGGGGCGCACTCCATGTAGCACACACCCGGGGCTGCTGGTGAACATGAAGTGGAACCATTCATGTTCAACATCCCCTGGAGACTACTTTCCGGCCACTGACCGCCATTCTCGTTCACGTTATATTTGAACGCCATGGCGACCTGGCCTAGCGCAGCATTGGTGTCACCAACGGCATAGCCGCTGGTGGGGACGTACTCGGCAGCAAGACCGAGGACAGACCACTGCTGCCAGTTGCGAGATAGACTCGACAACCACGGGAAAGTGTTTACATCAGATGGAGTGATTTTGAAGTTATACTCACTCGCGTCGTCCTGGATATTGATGGTAGACACAAATTCACGGCGGACAATGCGGACACTGCCCTCCATGTCAGAGTGCATCATGGGGACGACCTGATCTTTTGATACTGGTTCGACAAGGGAATTCACTGATGGTTCACCACCACTAGCGATCTCCCCTCCCGGAACGCCGATTTCGGCGCCCAGGGATTCTTGATATTCACCGGCTCCGAAGATGGTTCCAATGGCGTGTTGCGCCATGCCACCTAGGGCACCACCAATCTTCTGGCCTATGCGGGCTCCGGTGGAGAGGGAGCTCCCGCGCCCAGCGGACCTGTTAGGCCCACGATGAGAACGTGACTTCTTCTTCCCTCCCTTTCTGTTGTTTTGTTTGTTTGTTTTGGATTTACGGTTCGGCATATGTGTTGTACTACGCAGTCTTTCTCTCTGTTCGGTTATCCTCCACATAGATCAGGCGTTGATCCATCATCTGTGGACGCCCCATAAGTGGTTCCATTATGGTTACGGGTATGTTTCCCGGGAGTTACCCTACTTGGAGGTAGCACATGGTAGGCAGTGTATTTCACCTCCCTAACTTACGGTTCCCGGAGTTTGTGGGTTACCTAAGTTACGCTACGTGGCCGTTCTCATCTGTGCATCAGGCACAGGAACAGAATCGCGACGGGGCAAAAAGTCCACCAGTAAGCCTCTACGATGTTCAATCGGAGACTGGTGGTGAAAAC